GCAGACACAGCATTTAAAGACTTTGTGCGTGTTCAGACTGCAATGGCAAAGACTCGCGGCGAAGAAGGTATATTTACTCCGGCTCAGTTAGAGGCTGCTGTACGTCAAACTGATAGGTCTGCACGTAAAGGTGCGTTTGCTCGCGGTGCTGCGCCTATGCAAGAGTTATCAGGTACGGCTACGTCAGTCTTAGGCTCTAAAGTTCCTGATAGCGGTACGGCTGCGCGTGGAATGACAGGTGCGCTATTAACAGGCGGTGCTACTTATGTCGATCCAATGATGGGTGCATTAACAGGATTAGCTACACTGCCATATTATAAATACGGTGAGAAAGCCATGTTTGCGCCAAGAAACGAAACATTTGCTGAAGCTGTACAAAGAGCTAGAACCGCATCACCATTTGCAGTGCCTGGGCTACTAGGCTTGACTCAATAGGATTAAATCATGGCAAAGACAAAGATTAGTGAATTCGATACAAACCCTGCGTTAAATACTGACATTGACAGTATTAACATTGCAGAGGGATGCGCTCCTAGTGGCATCAACAACGCTATTCGTGAGCTTATGTCTCAGCTCAAGAATCAGCAAGACGGTAGCTCGTTAGATACGTTTACTGTTGGCAATACGCTAACTATTAATGCTGCTAACTCGCTGCGATTAGCTGATACGGATTCATCGCACTATGTAGGCTTAAAGTCTCCTACTGCTGTAACAACTAGCTACACGCTGACACTGCCTACTGCTGACGGCACTAGCGGTCAGGCATTATCAACAAATGGCTCTGGAACATTGGCTTTTGGAACATTGAGCGTATTGGCTGGTGGTACTGGCGTAACTACTAGTACAGGAACTGGGAATGTAGTTTTATCAACATCTCCTACTTTAGTAACTCCAGTTTTGGGAACTCCATCAAGCGGCACTTTATCCTCATGCACAGTTGATGGAACTAATGAAGTTGGATACAAAAACATCCCACAGAACAGCCAAAGCGCGGCCTACACATTAGTGCTTGCTGATGCTGGAAAACACATATTTCACCCATCTGGTGATGCAAATGCGCGAACATTTACGATTCCCGCAAACAGTAGTGTTGCATATCCAATAGGAACTGCAATAACATTTATTAACATGACATCTCAAGTTGTAACAATTGCAATCACAACAGACACAATGTATTTGAGTTCTGCTGGCACTACTGGATCACGCAGTTTGGCGCAATATGGATCAGCAACAGCAATTAAAATGACTTCAACAACTTGGTTAATTTCAGGGAGTGGATTGACATGAGCGGTACACTGCAAGCAGTTTTTCAGAACCTAAGAAGTTTTATAACTCCATATCCTGATATATCTACGACAGGAGCGAGTGTTGCTACAAGTGGAAATTACAAAGTTGCATCCTTTAACGGAACAGGGACGCTAAAGGTTAATAGTCTTGGAACAGACCCAACAGAAGGTTCTCTTTTAACTTACCTTGTAATTGCTGGTGGTGCTGCTGGTGGTTGTGGTGGTGGAGGCGGCGGCGGTGCTGGTGGTTTGCTAACAGGAACTTTAACAGCCACGGTCACAACCTATACAGCAACGATTGGTGGTGGTGGTGGTGGTGTCATTAATAACAGAGGGGGTAGTGGAACTGCATCATCATTTTCGGCAGTTTCAACTGTTGGTGGTGGAGGCGGCGGCGGTAATGGAAATGTTAATGGAGATAGTGGGGGTAGTGGTGGTGGTGGGGCATACAGTTTTGGCGCTTTTGGTACTGGCACATCTGGGCAAGGATTTCGTGGCGCTAATGGAGCAAACGCTGGTAAGGGTTATGTTGGTGGTGGAGGCGGCGGGGCTGGAGCGGTTGGTGGAACTGCTGGCAATGGTGGTGTTGGTGTGGCTGACTCAATTACAGGAAGTAGTGTTTTTTACGCTGGCGGCGGCGGCGGTTCTGGTAATACTGCCGTCCAAGGCGCAGGCGGCAATGGCGGTGGGGGGGCTGGCGCTAATGGAACCGCAGTAAGTGGAACAGCAAACAAAGGTGGCGGCGGCGGCGGAACAGAAACTACCGGCTCTCCTATTTTGGCGGGTAGCGGTGGTAGTGGTGTTGTTATCATTAAGTGGAGGTTCCAATAATGGCCCATTTTGCTGAACTTGATAGCAATAATGTTGTTTTGCGAGTCATTGTAATTAATGACGTTGATTTATTGGGAACTGACGGTATTGAATCAGAAGCATTGGGGATTGCCAAGTGCAAACAATATTTAGGGGAAGAAGGAAACTGGATTCAAACCAGCTACAACACCCAAGGTGGCGTGCATCTAGGTGGTAAAACACCTATTCGTAAAAACTATGCTGGCATAGGTTATACATATGACTCAACTAAAAATGCATTTATTAATCCTAAACCGATTGTGCCAACTGACATGGAGCAATATTTAAAATTTGATGAATTTGCTTGTCTTTGGTGCTACAAACCACCGCAACCAGTTATTGAGGTAACTCGTGTCTAACCCAACTACAGATTTAAAAATTGTTGATAATATTTTTGTTAAATTACATTATTTCTTAAACATTGGTGATACGCATGAAGGGCATACTCATACCTTTGACCACATTACTTTATTAGCCAATGGTTCTGTAAATATGGTACACGATAAAGGAAATGCAATATATAAAGCTCCTCACCTTATTGTTACACCTAAAGGCATTAAACATCAATTTACTGCACTAGAACCAAACACTGTGTTTTGCTGTATTCATGCTATTCGTGATGGGGATGGCGTTGACGATGTTGCTTCTCAGGACATAACTCCAGAACAAGCATTTGAGTTGATGAAAACATATTCCCCTACAAGTTGATAGGATATGTAACAAGGAAATAATAACTTTAAGTTATCCAATTTAATTAATAAGATTCTAAATAAGCGATATACTTTTAGTATTTGTTTGCGCTTCGTTTGCAGACGGTAAAATGCTACTATAAATAAAACATTTTATAATATGCAAATAACACTTACTTTATTTAGTAACTAATTTTAAAAAATAATTTATGTCAGACATCAATCCACAAGAATTCGGCGCATTGCAAGCAGATGTTAAGACATTAACGTCTGAGATACATTTACTCCGCAAAGAAATGGCTGACGTAACTGCTATGCTTAATCAAGGTAAAGGTGGTCTATACACGATCATCTTTGCTGCTGGCGCACTTGGCTCCGTTATTACTTTAAGCGTTAAAAAAATATTCGGAGATTAAAATCGACCCGCTAACTATCGGCGCAGCAGTTGCCATTGCTAAAACTGCTGTTGCCGGAGTCAAAGAGCTAATCTCATTAGGTCACGAAATTCAAGATTGCTATCACGACATAGCTACCTTTTTCGATAAGCAAACAGAAGTAGAGCTTGCTGTCATCGAGCAAAAGAAACAGAAACTCCAAGCAGTTAAAGAGGGCAAGCCACAGCGTAGCGCTACCGCAGAGGCGTTAGAAGCTACCTTTGCACATAGAGAGATGATCCGGCTAGAAAAAGAGCTTAAAGAGGCTTTAATCTACGGTAGCCAGGAGTCAGGTCTATACGACGAGATGTGCCAGCGTCGAGATGCAATTATCCTAGAACGTAAACAAGAGATTGAAGATGCTGAACGCGAGGAGCGTATGCGTCTGGCTGAAATTCGTCGCAAGAAAGAGCAAAAAATACAGAATATTCAGGAATGGTTAGCTGTAGTGCTAGGCGTTTCTATTAGTAGTTTCGTAATGTATGCAATATGGTGGATGTTTAAAAACGGGGGTAAAGACTAATGATGACCTTAATTACTACGCTAATCTCTTTTCTATCTGGTGGCTTGCCTAAACTCTTGGACTTCTTCCAAGACAAGCAAGATAAGAAGCATGAGTTAGCACTTGCTCAATTGCAAATGACGCAGCAGCTAGAAATGGCTAACAAGGGTTTTGAGGCTCAAGCGCACATTGAGGATATTAAGACAGAGCAGATCGGCATCCAGACGCAAGCAGATGAGCGCATAGCGTTGTATTCTCACGACATCGAGATTGGTAAGGGTGCATCGCAGTGGGTTGTTAATGCTCGCGCTATGGTACGTCCTACGATTACTTACGGTCTATTTTTATTGCTAGTTGCTATTGACATTGCTGGTGTTTGGTATGCCTGGACACAAGATGCTCCGTTTAAGGAGATGATGGCCCTGGTTTGGGATGACGATACGCAGACTATTTGGGCTTCTGTGATTAGTTTCTGGTTTGGTACACAGGCATTTAGCAAAAAATGAAAGTCAGCGACAAGGCACTTAAAACCATAATTCACCATGAGGGTGTTAGATATAAGCCATATCTTTGCCCTGCTGGTTTATGGACTGTTGGAGTTGGTCATGTTTTGTATCCCAAACAGGGACTATTGCCAGTGGCTCAGAGAGGCTCTATTGGGTTGCGTATTGAGGACTTTAGACAGTTTACTAAGGATGAGGTAGATGCGATTCTTAAAACAGACTTGCAGCGTTTTGAGCGAGGTGTACTACGTTATTGCCCTAATTCTCTTACTCAAGGGCAATTCGATGCTCTTGTCTCTTTTAGCTTTAATGTAGGGCTAGGTACTTTGCAGCGGAGTACGTTGCGCCAAAAACACAATCGCGCTGAGTTTGATGGTGCTGCTGCTGAGTTTCTGAAATACACAAAAGGTGGCGGTAAGGTTCTAAAAGGGTTGGTGAACAGACGCAAAGACGAAATGAAAATCTACTTATCTTAGGAGTTATCATGAAACAAATTATTGTAGGTCTTTTGTTAGTTATATCAGTTTCGGTATATTCGGCAACACAAGACGCAGACGGTAATTTGCTTCTATCTCAAGAAGAAGTCTATAGAACCATTGAGCAATTTAATCAGCTTGAAATACGCATTGACTACGCTAATAGTAAAATCAAAGAGTTACAAGATAAACTTGAGAAACTAGAGAAAGTAAAGTGCGTATAATGGTTACTAAAAAGATACCGCAAGACTGTATGCCGATGTGTCAATCATGCGCTTTCTTTGATCGTGAGAAGAATGATGAAGTTGGTCTTTGCAGACGCTATCCTCCATCTATGTTCTTTCTTGGCGACGATGATTTCGAGAGTTTATTTCCGATTACTGGGATTAACGAATGGTGCGGTGAATTTAAAAGGCAGGTGTCATAATGACTCACCCAGTAACAGATGAGGAGTTCATAGCGGCATGGAACTCATGCGGCTCAGTTACTAAAGTAGCTGAGATTCTAGGCATTAACCACAGATTTGTTAATCGCAAGCGTAGAAACATCGAAAAGCGGCAAGGTGTCCAGTTGCTTGCTACTGCTAAAAACAGCCCTGATTTCAATGTAACTTTGCCAGCTAACGGCGTTAGAGTTAATGTTGGATTGGAATCAGGCGTTGTTATCGTTGGCTCAGATGCTCACTACTGGCCTGGCATCATCTCTACGGCTCACAGGGCCTTTGTGGTGGCTGTTAAAGAGCTAAACCCTAAGATGGTCATTATGAACGGCGATGCGTTTGACGGGGCTAATATCTCACGGCATCCACGTACAGGATGGGAAGCTAGACCAAGCGTTAAACAGGAGCTAGAGGCTTGCAGGGATCGTATCTGTGAGATCGAGGATGCTGCTGGCAATGCCAAGCTACACTGGACTTGGGGTAATCACGACATCCGTTGGAATAGC